ACGCTGGGGATTGCCGGCTCGCTGACCACGATTCTGGGATCTACGTCCCTGATGGCTGCTGCGAACACGCGCACCGCCCTGTTGCTGACATCGGCTCTGCAGCACAATGCCGCTGGCGCAAACGTCCGTGCAACCATCGCTTACACAGTGGCGAACGCTACTGCAGGTAAAGCCCGCGTACGCCTGATGTACACGGTCGATGGCCGCGCAGGCGAAGTTCAGGTCGCTTAACGACCTTAGGGAGACGGGCTTCGGCCCGTCTCATTTATCTACCTTAATTCAGCACTATGAAATACATCGCACCACGAAACATGACTGTGAGTTCCGTCTCTGGACGGTCCGTCGAATTTAAGCGTGGGGAGCCTACGTATGCTCCTCCGCAGATGCATGCAGAGCTGATCGAGCGCGGCATTGTGCCCGCCGAGGCTATGCCTGAAGAACCTGAGGCCACAGGGCCGAAGGAACCTACGCTGATGCAGGAGCGCGAAGCCGCCTTGTACGCCGCATTTGAGAAGATCGCTGTGCGCGGCAAGCGCACTGACTTCACCGCCGTGGGCGTGCCCCACAACGCTGTACTGGTCAAGGAGCTTGGCTGGAACGACCTGAACGCCAAGGAGCGTGATGCTGCTTGGGCTAAGTGGCAACTGGAACGAGCTGAGAAATGACGCCAACAGAACTGCTTGGGATCTTTCGTATCGAGGTACAGGACGTTGAGGTACCGTACCTCTGGTCGGATGCGCTCGTCTATGGATACATCGACGATGCCCAAAAGCAGTTCTGCCGCCTGACCTACGGGATCGAGGACGCACGCAGCTTCAAGTTCTCTGTGACTGCTGCCAAGATTTGGTACGACCTCGACCCAGCTATCCTTCAAGTACGTCGTGCTGAGCGCAACGATACCGGGCGCGAGGTCCCTCTCATCCCCTACGAAAAGCTCCACACGTACGGCTATCGGTTCGATGGTTCGACTGGCGAGCCCCGCGCCCTAGTCACCGGGCTGGAGCGCCGCTCGCTGCGGCTGTACCCCGTGCCGACCGAGGCGCTGACGATTAATCTGTTCACATTCCGCCTACCGGAAGAAATTACTACGGCGGGGGCTGGTGAGTTTGAGATCGACGACCAGCACCATCGGAACCTGCTGGCTTGGGTGAAATACCGTGCCTACGACGTACAGGACGCGGAGGTCTACGACAAGACAAAGGCGCAGATGTTTAAGGCGCAGTTCGAGCAGTATTGCTTCGAAGCCAAGAAAGAACAGAGCCGATTGAATCGTCCGCTCGGAGCAGTGGTTTACGGAGGCATCTAATGGCTACGTACAAGAAAGACCCGAACGCCACGCTAGATTACTTGTTTGATTGGTCCGCATGGCTTACAGAAGTCTCGGATACAATCACGTCGGTAGATTGGGTGCTGTCAAGCGGGCTGACGGAAGTATCATCAAGCAACACCACTACGGGGGCAACAATCTTCGTATCTGGTGGAATACTAGATGAATCTGAGACAATCACTTGTCGCATCACCACGGTTGGCGGGCGGATTGACGATCGCACAATCACTTTGAAAATCGTATCTCGTTAAGGAAACACAATGTCTAAGACAAATACCTGGGAAACCGGCCTGCTGGAACTCTTGTTCACCAACACAACATTCTCGGGCGTCGGTGACGCGACCGGCTTGCCGGGTGCGGCAACGGCTGGCAGCCTGTACTTCAGTCTGCACACCGGTGACCCCGGCGAAGCTGGCGACCAGACAACCAGCGAGTGCACGTACACCAGCTACGCACGCGTAGCGGTAGCACGCTCGGGATCTGGTTGGACGGTTACTGCCAACGCCGTGGCTGTGGACGCTAACGTGACATTTCCGGGCGGCACAGGTGGCTCTGGCACCGCGACCCACTGGGGCCTGGGCACCGCATCCAGCGGCGCTGGCAAGTTGCTCTACAAGGGTGCGATCAGCCCGTCCATCGCGACCGGCTCTGGCGTGACCCCGCAGCTGACCGCTGGCACCGTGGTGACCGAGGACTGAGCCGTGAACCTGGCACCGCGCGAACTGCCCGGCGACCCGTACAGCTGGCGCATCGAGGTCCTGATGGCCCTGGACTGCCTGCTCAACGCGCTGCTGCGCGGGTGGCACCACGAGACGCTGTCGTCGCGCAGCTGGCGGGCCTGGGTGATGGACCGGGTGTTCGGCCGCATCTCCAAGCCCATCATCGACCTCCTGTTCGCCTGGCAGAAGCACAGCGAGGGGCATTGCCATGCCCACTACAAGGCAGAGGTCGAGCGGGCTGACCTGATCGTCAAAGTGAGATCCACGACATGACCGCGACCCACAAGAACTATCTCAAGACCACGATCAGCGCAGTCGCCTCGTCGGGCCTGGGCGCGTTCACGATCAGTACGGCCAGCAGCGGCTACCGCACGTTTGGCGCTGGGGATGATGGCAAGACCTTCGACGGCATCACGATCAGTGAGGGGAACGACTGGGAGATCTGTGACGGGTGCGTCTACACGCACAGCGGGACCAGCCTCAGCCGGGGTACGCGGCAGGACTCCAGCAGTGGCGGCGCAATTGCTTTCACCAGCGCGGCTGTGGTGGAGCAGAACCCCTCCGCTGCTTTCGGAGGCCGTGTTGAGCAGGTGGCACTCGTGCGCGTGACAGGCACTGACGCAAGCATCACCCTGGCGCCCAACACCCACTACACATGGGATCTGTCCATCCTGACGGCAGATCGAACGGGCACCTTGCCGACAACTGCGGCAGTTGGTGATGCCATCGAAATCTCGGCGATTGTCGGAAATGCGTCCTTCGAACTTCTCCTGAGCACCGGTAGCGGCCAAACCTGTGCATTGCGCGGCACGGTTGTGGCGGCCTCGACCGAAATCACGCGGCTGTTCATTGCTGGCGAGTCGATCCGGTTTGTGTACGAGGCGACGAACAAGTGGGCGGTCGTCGTGGATGGGCGCGTCAAGGCTTCCTGCAAGATTTCGCGCACGACTGTGCAAGCGATTACGACCGGCACCAACACAAAAGTTCAGTGCGCCACGGTTGTAACTGATCCGTTTGGCATGGCCGACACGACCACGAACTACCGCATTACGGTGCGGCGTGCGGGCAACTACGCGGCGGAAATCTTTGTGGCAATTGGGGCGCTGGATGACCGATACAGAATTGTCGGGCGCGTTTACAAAAACGGTGTTTTGGATTCATCGACGCCGACGATGTATATGAGCATGGCAACGGCTCTTACTGGAGCAGCGCAAGGCTCATTCAAGCTGCCCGCAATGGCGGCTGGTGACTACATCGAACTGTGGGTTTACTGGGATGGCACTACGGGCACCAAGGACACGGGTACAGGCGGCAACTCCTGCACTCTGCTGGTTTCGGAGGAATGATGCAAGCAGCACTGCAATACTTATTCCCCGGCATTGACCTTTCGCGTGATGTGCTGATTGAGGACGACGGCAAAGGCCCGCGCATTGCGAAGTGGCTGCGTGCTGAAAAACAGCCGACGGATGCGGAATTGCTGGCGGCAGAACCTGCGGCACTTGCCGCCGCCGCCCGCGCTGCGATCAAACCCGTGACCCGCCGCCAGATGCTCACAGCCCTGCACCGTGCCGGCCTACTGGCGACGATCAAGGGTGCAGTGGCTGCGTCCGGCGATGTCGAACTGCAGATCGCCTTCGACGAGTCGCAGGAGTTCCAGCGCAACAACCCATTCTTGGCCTCGATGGCACAAGCACTGGGCAAAACGGACGCAGAAGTCGACGCGATCTTCGCGCTGGCCGCGACCCTGTAAATGGCATGGGGCTCATCACCATGGGCGACTGAGCCTTGGGGGTCGAGCCCGGCTGATGCTGCATCTGGCGTTGCTGCAATCACCGCAGCGGCAGGCGCCGCCACCACCTCCACGCTGACCGGCGCGGCCACCGCTGCCACGGCAATTACTGCCGCTGTGGGCGCAGCCACCGCATCGACCTTGGCTGCAAGCTCTGTCGCAGAGGCATCTTTCACCGCTGCGGCTGGTGTAGCAACGACGTCCACCCTGTCATCCTCGGCCGCGACCTCTGCCGCCATCACCGCAGCGGCCGGCGCGGCGACGGCCAGCACCCTTGCGGCCAGCGCCAGCGCCGAGGCCTCGATCACCAGCGCAGCGGGAGCGGCGACGGCCAGCACGATGACTGCCAGCGCCACCAGTGTCGCGGCCATGACTGCCGCTGCTGGTGTTGCCACAGCCAACACTCTGACTGGTGCCGGTGTAGCCGCAGCCGCGATCACACAGGCTGACGGGGTTGCCACCACCAGCACGATGACCGGCGCGGGCCTGACCCCAGGACTTGCTGGCATCAGCCCCGCTGCGGGCGCGGCTACCACCAGCACGATGGCGGGTTCTGCGGTCGCAGCAGCGGCGATCACACAAGCGGACGGTACGGCAACAGCGAGCGCACTGGCCGGGGCCTCGACCGCCGCAGCAGCCATCACCCCGGCTGCTGGCGCAGCGACAACGTCGACGATGGCCAGCGGCTCCAGCACCATCGTGTCGGCCACCATGACCCCGGCTGCAGGGGTAGCTACGGCATCGACCTTCGCCGCTAGTGCAGTCGCCGCAAGCGTGGCAATCGCGGCAGCCGGCGCATCTTCGGCCCAGGTATTGGCTGCAAGCTCCAGCGCATCCGCTGCAATCTCCGCAGCAGCCGGCGTTGCGACATGCGCAACGATGGCATACACCTTCGGTATCAGCGACGCGCTGTACATCATCACCGTCGCGGCGGAGAACCGAAGCAGAATTGTCCCAGCCGATCCGCGCCAAACTGCATTTACACCATGATCAATAGCCGCAAAATCGAAGACCTCACCCCTGTTGTCGCTGCGAAGGCCCGCGCCTTCGTCACTGAGTGCGCAGCACAGGGCATCGACGTCCTGATTACCAGCACATACCGAGACAACGAGTCACAGGCTGCGCTCTACGCCAAAGGGCGCACAGCGCCGGGACCCAAAGTGACAAACGCGGGGCCGGGAAAGAGCTTCCATAATCATCGGGTTGCCTTCGACTTCGTCCCAATCGTCGACGGCAAAGCTGTCTGGAACGACGATCATCTGTGGGCGCAGTGTGGGATGATCGGCGAAAAGCTCGGCCTCGAGTGGGGCGGAGGATGGCACAGCTTCCAAGATAAACCCCACATGCAGGACACTGGCGATAAGACGCTGGCGCAACTCAATGCCGCAGTTCAGTCTAGCTAAGATCGCCGCGGGCGTAGCCCTCGTCCTCGCCCTGCTGGCTGGGGTGTGGAAGATCCATCACACTGGCGTCGTAGCCGGTCGCGCCGAAGTACAGGCCGTCTGGGACGAAGACAAAGTCCGCATGGCAGAGGAATCAGCCAAGAAGATCGAGGAAAACAAGAAAAAATCCGCCGCGCTCCAAGCCACTACAGACAAAGAAAGAGGAAACCTGAATGCGCATATTCGCAGTATTGATCTTGAGCGTGATGAGCTTGTTAAGCGGCTGCGCGAGCGCCCCTCTCGGCCCGCCGAGAGCGGAGGTAGTGTGCCCGCGAGTCCCGGAACTGGAGCCAGTGCCCCAAGCTGTACTGGAGCTGAACTTTTCGGACAGGATGCAGAATTTCTTACAAGGGAAGCTTCCCGTGCTGAGGCCCTCCGCGCCTACATTAAATCCCTCGAATCCCAATACGAAAGGGTCCGGAAGTTGATCAACGGACCATAACGAACTGCGCCCATTTACCAGCGGGGGGTGTAGGGCGCACCCGGAGTAGTGCCCGGTATCCAACCCCCCGCCTTTAACTTACAATACCCAAATGCGCGTTTTCAAAGGACTGAATAATACGACCGATCCAATGCGGCTCGGTCTTGAGTGGCTTGTTCAGGCCGACAACGTCGACGTCAGCGACGAGGGCGCTCTCTCAGCGCGTCCGGGGTACACATCCGCGCTTTCAGCCGCGGTGACCGCGGCTTACACCACAATCGACTTTGAACGATTCTTCTACGTCGCTGGGGGCAACCTGAAAACTTTCGAGGGTGCCACACTGGCGACTGGGCTGACCTCAGCGCCTATGTACTGGGCGGAAGTCAATCAGCATGTGTATTACAACAACGGCGTCGATAGAGGAGTTATTACTCCCGGGAACAACGTCGTTGAGTGGGCATGGACGCCCCCACATACCGCGGGGCTAAACATCGTCACTGGCACCCTCCCTGCAGGGACGTACCAAGTGCGCTGCACCAGAACTCTGTCAGACGGGAGAGAAACGGGGCCAGGAGAGACTGTCTCCCTTGATCTGACTGAAGGACAGGGGCTTCAGATTTCTGGAGTCTCAGGGCTTAATGTCTACATCGCTCCGGCTAACTCGACTGTATTCCAACTCGCCCGCGCTTCTGCCCCTGCAGCCTTTGTTTGGGATAGCTCCCCTGATTTCCTCGGCCGCGACCTGCTGCACCATTTCCTCGATCCGATCCCAAAGAGTGCCACGATCATCCAGATTTGGAAGGGTCGTGCCTACGCGGCTATGTACATGCCAGCTACGGACCAGACAGTGGTCTGGTACTCCCAGCCGCTGGGCTACCATCTATTCAATCTGAACAGTAATTTCTTCATCGTACCGAACAAAGTGCTGTGCATGGCGCCTCACGAGGCTGGGCTGATCATCGGGACGGACGCCAAGATTTACTCGTATGAGGGGAGTCGAATCAACGAACTGGCGCCGTACGGCGTAGTCCCCGGCTGGCCTTGGGCACTGGACGACAAGAACGTTTTGCTGTGGACTCAGCGCGGACTTTGTCAAGCTCTACCACTAAAAAACCTTATAATCGACCGCGTCAGCGTTGCCCCCGGTACGCAGGCTGGTGCAGTGGTTATGTCTGATGACGGGCAGAAAAAATTCGTCGTCGCTCTGCATCAGGGCGGTTTGGCTTTTAATCAACGATAGGAAATCACATGACAATTCGCTTCTCTACCGGTACCCGCAACGGTCTGGCCGGCTCTCTTGGCCTCCAAGGGATGTTCAACAAGTTCTACATGAACGTGTACTCTGGGGCTCAGCCTGCATCGGCAGACGCTGCGGCATCAGGAACCCTGCTGGGTACTGTCAGCCTTGCCAGCGGAGCGCTGAC